GTAGTATTGCCAATTAATAATTGCCCATCGGTGTAGGTTATTTGACCTGTACCACCGTAACCAGTGCCAATCGTAGTAGCGTTCCAAGTACCGACTGTTAANGTACCAACGCCTGTAATGCCTNTATACGAACCAGAGATACGGGCTGGAGCTATAGTTCCACTNATTATTTGATTTGCGTCGATAGCAATAGAAACATTTTTTGCAAAAGTTAAAGTACCGTGNATATCAACGGTAAATTGACCTACACTGTTTCCAGANCCGTATGTGCCAGGCGTAACGCCTGAGTTACCAATCGCTAAAGTAACCGTGTTTGTACCATACGTGATAGTAATTCCGCTACCTAAAAGCGTGGCAGGCTCAAAAGCACCTGCTGAATTACCTATGATAAATTGATGATTACCAATGCTAGTAAGCCCTGTACCGCCTTTATTGACGGGTACAGCGCCGTTAGAACTTCCTGTAAAACTATAGATATTCCAAAAGAAACGATACCATTCAGTTGACATGGTAGTCGTACCCTCGTAAATCAAAGGTACTTTAGACGAAGGTAATAAGGTAATGTTAAGCATTAGTACCGCTAATCATTAGCTCGGCACCGATAATATCCAATTTGACAGGATCTGTACCTGATACTTCATAGATGCGGTCACGTAACTTAACAGTCATGCCAAGCCGACGCCAAATGGCACGATAACCATACTCACCGATCTTACCCATAGATACCCAATGCTCATTAGACCAAGTATGACCGCCATCATCAGACCAGCGCAGCATGACTTGAGGATTGCTACCTTGGCCGTCATTTAAGCCCACACCAGACTCGCAATCAAGTTGTAAGGTATGTTGGGCAGTACGCTTAAGATTATTTTGTCCTGGGGGCAATACACGCCACGAACGTAACCATTTTTGAGGCGAGCCATTATCAGCATAGACATCTAAGTCCAACGCGTATAAATTGCCATTTTCATAGTCACCTACAATTGTGGCTTCATTGAAGTTCATTTGGCAATTGCCACGATGACGGGTAAATATGCCAGCGCTATTTAGCCCTGCACGTTCATGCCAGCCTTTAGTTGCTACGTCATAAACCCAAGTACGGTCTGCGGTAGGGAAGTTAATTACATAAAAGGCATGGCCTTCTTGTTGATATGTATACGCTACGGCATCAGTAATCGTAGGATAACTTTGAATGGCGTACTCTACAGCATGAGTAGAAACCCTAATACCTGTGTAACCTTGATTGCGATAAATGATTCCATAGCCACGTGGATCAGCGCCTAACCAAAAAATACTATTATCAAGTTTAGCAATAGAAAACGCAGCCACACATCCAATTTCATTGTAAGCGCCTTGAATTGGCGCTAAGGGAAAAGGTATTGTAGCCGCGTCGTACCAAACTTCAATTGTGCCCGTACCAAACATCCATACTTCACGGTTATTGGCTACCAAAGCCACCATATTGTCTGGTGAGCTTTCAGCCGCCGCAAAAGCTAAAGGATTAATTACTAAGCCGTCAAATAAACTTGTTACCCAAATAATTTGCGAATCAGGTTGGTTAAAGACAAAGTAGCCATCAATATAAGCAACTGTTACTGCACCAGCATAATCAGGATCGGTAATTTGAGAAAAGACATTAGTAGCTTCGTTATAAATGTAACCATCAGGATTACACGCAACAAAGAGTTGTGTCCCATTATCAGAAATAGATACAGGGCCAGTACCAGAAATTGTGCCTAAAAGCGTATAGCTATAGTCAGGCAAGATTTTATAGAACTCATTGCCAGAAGCAACATACGCATCTTCACCGCGTGTCTGGTGTGTCCAAAGTCCTCTAATCGGCCCTGTACCAACCGTTTGCAAAAGCCTAAGCCCAGGCGCTCTATTTAAAAAACCGCCTTCTTTACCGCCNTCTGGCGTAGCCTCNGGGAACATATTAACCATGCGGTTATCCGCAGCATTGACTGACCGCGCGACGTACGCCTGTCCTAAGATAGGCGTTTTCATTAGTAGTTTCCGGCGAAGATATTAAATCGTTGACGCGTTGCCACGATGCTGTAAGGCAAGGACATAATGTCATCAGGATTATTGATGCGTTTAAGCGTACGCTTAGAAGCCATTGCAATTCGAGCTACAGAAGGAGATGGTTCTACGCCAAACTCGGCTGCAATTTCACAAGCTAAACAATACTTAAAGGCTCTTAAATAGCCTGGTGGAAAAGCTAAAGTAGTTGCTAAAGTAGCAGGTTGAGTTAACTCAGTAACCGAAATAAAGTGAAATTCCAATGCTTTTGTAGGCACTGGGTAAACATACATATCAATATTAGGGTAATCCATGTTAATCCATATTACTTGTGGATAAGTAGATGTCACCGTTTTAACCGCAATACCGTCATATTGTTGTTGGTTAATAATCTTAATACCAAACGAAATGCCGTTAGTTGGGTCTTTAAAATAAGTAGAGTCATCCAATGTAATTGGACGGTTGCCTACGAAGTCCCCTGTTGGGCCTAGTGTTCTATGAATTTGATTAGGTAGCCAAGTAAAGATTTGATCTTGAGTAGAAAAGACAGATAAACGCTCAGTTGACCAAGAATCCATCATTTGATTTAAAGCACCAAGCGCATCTTGTGATGTAGCGGCAGAAGGTACTTCTGATTCTGCCAACATACCAATTAAACGTAAGGCAGAGTTGATTTGATCGCCTGCGGTTACAGGTTGTGCGCCAGAACTAACTCTTGCGGGGGCGATAACAATAGTCATTTAAAACTCCTTTAAGCGCTTGTAGTTACAGCAGTCCAAGCGGTGCTACCATTCGTATTGACATACATACGATCATTTGTAGTTGAACCATCTGAACGAAGATAAAGAGATCCTTTAGCCGCCGCAAGTGTTGGAGCGCTACTACCAAAGAAAATACCAAAGTTAGAAGTGCTAGATAGCTTAACGCCGCTGCCAGCCGTACCACCAGCAGGGATTGCAGTGCCACTTAAAATGGTTGCAGCGCCCNTAGCACTTAATGTGCTTTGCAAAGTTACAGCGCCCGTAGTATCTAATGTACTTTGNAAAGTTACAGCGCCAGCGATATTGGCTAAACCGCCTANCCATAAGGCTTTGGTAACACCAAGTCCACCTGCGGTCTTTATTGCGCCTGTGCTAATAGAAGTAGAGTCAGTAATTAAATTTCCTACTAAAGCGCCTGTTAATGTGGTATTACCAGTAACGCCTAATGTAGTACCGATACTTAACGAGCCAGATAAAGTTTGGCTCGCTGCATTAATAGTACCTATAAGGGTAGGGCTGGTAGACATTACTACGTTGCCAGTACCCGTAATAGCGTTAGAAACTAAACCTTTAGAAGCGTCAGAAAATACCGCTTGAGAAGCCGTAAGGGTAGATAGAATAGGTTGGGCGGTTAATGTAACCACACCAGTAATACTTAGAGTATTAGCTAAAGTAACAGCGCCGGTAACGGATAAAGCGCCTTGTAAGGTAGTTGCACCTGCAACATTAAGCAAATCACCAATCCAAGCTGCTTTAGCGACACCAAGGCCGCCAGCCGTAACCATAGCGCCAGTAGTAGTGGATGTTGAATTAGTAGTGCCTGTAATAGCTTCGGATGTAGTGAGCGTTAAGGTATTAAAAGTTAAATTACCTGTAGAGCCATCATCAACGATAAGAATATCTTGGACGGTAGTAGTTACAATGCCATTACCTGAAATAGTAAGGCTGTAATGACCATCAGCAGCATAAAATTGGAAAAAGCCTAAGCTAGTAGTGGTAATAGGGTTCGCAGCAGGAGTTACGCCATCATCTGAATAGATAGCCGCGTTTATGCCGCCTGGATAGGTAGTGACCGTTACCAAAGCGTTAACAACGGCTAGACCCGTGTCGGTCTGCACATAGCTAAAATATTTTTGCATTACGCGTTCCTTTTACTGAATAGTTTTACGACGTCTTTTCACTTCCAGTGTATTAACAGGAGCCGCAAGCACTTCTTCTAACTCAACTACGGGTTCTGGTTGCGTATCCAGTTCGTAGCGTTCCCAACCGTGCGTTTCGTCATGTTCTGCTTCAGCNTCCATTGTAGCNACTTTTGCGCCATGAATGGGGTGCTTCATATAGATAATTGGCATAATTTCTTTAGTTAGATAGGGAGCCGAAGCCCCCTATTTTTATTAAGATGCTACCAACGGTACGGTATACCATTGTGTTGCACTGTAAGCTACAAGAACCATAGAGGTTTTAGCAGCCATACTATATGCACCAGTTGTTGCAGTTAAAGCATTAATAGAAGCGCCCGAATTAGGATACACTTTTAAAACAGCGTTTGCTACATCACCATTTTTAATGATGACTACAGTACCAGCAACAGGGGCAGCAAGAATTACGCCTTTAGTTGCATCGGCTGCGGTAACCAATGTAAAACCACCAGCGATTGCAGCAGCGTCAGCATTAGTTGACCCAGCAGCGGCGATAGTAGCAGATGCAATTACAAGATTTCCTGTAGCAGTAACCGTTGTTCCGCTAAAACTTGTACTACTACTAGCAGTAGTTGTTAGTGTTTGCAACGAAGTTGCGCCCGTAACGGTCAAACTATCAAATTGAGGGTCGCTATACGCAACGCCAATAGCTTTGGTATTTGGCATGATTTTTCCTTTTAAAAACCCGCCCCGAAGGGCGGGATATTACATTACGAGATGCGATACAAAGTCCAAGTGCCTGTACCGGTCTTACGAGCGCGAAAAGCGCCAGAAGTGGTAGTAGGAACCGTGATAGTACCAATCAATGTCCAACCAGTATTAGTTGTAATTGTTGCTGTACCACCATTAGCAATAATATTNAAATCAATAGAGCTATTGGTTTTTGCNCTTGAAATAGCAGCATCTAAATCAACACCTAAAGGTAATTGCAGGTTATTACCACTNCCTGTGTAATAGATAATGCCGTTAGTCAAATCAGCAGATAACAAAGGTGATGCTGCTGCTGCGTATGTTACTGGCGCNGCTTGAACGCCAATAGTTGCTTCTGATAAATTGCCATCGGTAACTTGATAGCCACCTGCTCCATTTGGAAGTGCCATGATATTGATTCCTTAAAAAATTGA